TAGTCGTATTATTTTCTGTGAAATCTAAAAATTTAACTTCATAAATTTTATTTTTTACTAAAGGATCTGGGTCAGCAGTAAACAAAACTCTCATGCCGTTTGTCAATTCTACGCCATCAATGTAATAACCTATTGCTCCTTCAATGTCTGACATCACATCTGTTGTTACACTATCAATTAAATTAACATTGCCTTTACTAGATGTTCCAAAGTTATATAATTTTAATCCTGATTCAAACTCTATAATAGGTCGTCTTGCTCTTAAAGATTGGTCTACATTTGCAATTTGTCCATTTGCTTTTGCACTGGCTTCTATAACTGATTTGTGTATCCATCTGTTATGTCTACTCCAAGGATTTCTATCTGGAGATGCTTTGTTTATTACAATATAATCCTTGTTCAAAGCATATGAAGTTGCTGTTCCAAAGCCTACAGTATCAAATTGCACTGTGTCAAAAGGAACCGGACTATTTTCTGTGTATGCACTTACAACTTCTAAATCTTGAACATTAATTAATTGTATTGCAGAGCCTACTCCTTCTACATAATATTCACCTTCTGCGTATTCCGTAGGAGTAATTGTACCTTTAAAATTAATTTTCATTCCATTAGATAATTCAGTACCGTCTGATAAAGTGTAAGATTTTTTACCTAACACTTCATTTGCTACATCTAATTCGCTATTTTCTTCTATTGTGTAAATTTTTATTAATCCCCAAGCATTTATATCATTGTTTGCACCATAGTATAATTTGTCAGGTGCTGTGTCTGAAACTGTGAATTCAATAATTCCTTTTTCAACTTTTTGTTGACTTACACCCACATTGTATATAAAGTCGTCGCTAGAACTTCTTGCCGTCTTAATTGTGAATGGAAGACCTTGTGCTGATATATCAAACTTATATGTTTGACCTTTATATAATTTTAAAGTAGGATTTACAGTTTTTCCGTCTGGAGTAAAAATGTATGCATAATTATCTCCTTGATCGCTTTTTGTCACTGTGTAGGTACTGACAACTGATCTTTGTTGTCCCGTTACTGTAACTGTAGATGCTCCATACGGCAACCAAAAATATTCTCTGTAATTTACAAATTTGTCCCAGTTAATTTTTGGAGACCATGTGTAATATTCTTGTGCATTTAAATTAGAATGATCATCTACATCACCATTAAGGTTTTTAATTTGATTTACATAATCAATATAATCTTTGTAGAAGTTTACATTACCTAGTTCGTCAGTTTCTGTAATGCTTGGCTCAAATTGATAATTTTGTCTATCATCATTTATATCAGGCAAATACAAATCATCTGCTTTGTAAGATTTAGTGTTCTTTCTACCGTAGTATGCAGAAATTTTTTCCAACGTTCCGCTGGAAATCATTTTGTCTAATGTGCTATTTAGAAACTTTTGGTTTACTGGTGTTCTGTAATACTTAGGTAAAAATTCACTAGACTCTCTCTTACTAGAACCTTTGTCAGTTGGAACTGGAAAATCTTTTTGATTGTTGTCGTATGCCATTAATATCCACTGCCTCCCCCACTAGAGCCTCCTGAACTAGAACTCGTAGAACCTGTTGCACTCGAACTAGAAGCAAGTGTACCACTCAAAGTAGAAGAAGTAGTGCCGGAACCTGTTGTTACTGTTCCAGTAGATTTAATTTGTGCGGCTGTAATTGCATCTATTATTTGTATGTCGGTTACTTTTGCACCGCTGATGAATATCTCATCTGCTTCAGATTTAACTTCAAATAAACTACCAAACGTTTGTGTACCTTCATTAGGTACAATTATGAACGTGCTAACATCAGGTGCTAATTGATTCATTACATAAGCAGTTAGTTCTGAAAAGTAAAATGTATCACCGAAATCCCAATTTTCAAGTGCAAAAAATTCATTTATTGCCGCTATTATTCTGCTCTTAATATCTGCATCATTTGTGACTTCATCTGGATTTTTCACAACTTTAAATGTTGCTTGGACATCTTCATCTGCAGAACTGCCAAATAATATTTTATATTTCACTGGATGGTAAATTAGTGTATCACTAATTGATTTAATAGGTGCCAATGCTGTGTTAAAATTGTTAAACAAAGAATCACTACTTGGTAATAAAGGTTTAGTTGCAGTCACTCCAGTCAGCCATTGTCTGAAATCAATATCGTAAGTTCTAGTTAATACATATAAGTCAATAATATTTGTTACACTAGGATCTAATCTTGTGTTTCCATCAACTGTGTGTACATATTGAAATTTAATTTTATCTCTTCCTAAATGAGCAACATAATTTGTTTCATCAGTTGATGTATTTGTAATCGTGTTTACTTTTTTAAATGAATTAGTGTCTATTATGTAAACAATTGATCCATCTGTGTAATCGCCAATAGCACCCACAGAACTTTGTCGTACATAGATTTTTTCATCTGTTGCATCTACATAAGCATATCTCTGCGTACCATTTTGTCCATCTATTAATTTTTGAAAAACATATTTTGATGTTGCGTTAGTTGTAGGCTCAACAACATTATTAAATGCATCAGGATTATCTACAATGCCATCTTGATCAGAATCAAAATGCGTTAATTCTAATTTTGAACTATCTATATATCCTTGTGCTGTTCTAAATTCAGTTGCTACACTGAAATCTATATCGTTAGTAAATGCATCAACAGAATCAGGTTTAGTGTTAAATGATAACACTGAAATTTTATCTTGCACTGTTTTTCCAGTTACTATGTTGAAGTTTCTGTCTACACTATCGTAATAAAATCTTACTTCTTTTTTGCTTTCAAACACATATCGCAATACTCTTGTTGTGATAGTATATGTTTCGCCGTTATTTGTAAAACGTAAAATCCAACTTGAATCTAATTGTTGATTTGTTGTGTCACCAGTCTTACCTGTGCTAAAACCACCAAACACATTTAAATTATTTTCATCTATTAATTGCCATGATCTTGTTGCTACATCAAATCTTAAACCAAAATTATTGTATGCAAAAGTTTGGTCAATTATTAAAGTTTTTATATCACTTGATAATTGTTTTGCAAATTTAGGTAGTATTTGTGTTGCAATAGCACCACTTGGTACCACGTCATTAAACTGTATAGGACCTTCGCCTGTTGTTGGAGCAGTTGCACCATCGTTGAACACACTGATTACCGCAGTCCAAATAAATGTTTTAGAACCTACGTGGTCAGCCGCGCCACTCATTAATGTGCCGTCTGCCATAAAATGTTTTCCAGCAGGTGCTTCAAATTTTACCATTGCACCTGGTTCAATGTATTTCAATTGACTTGCTGTATATGTTCCAACTTGATAATCAACAGCAGAAGCAATATCTTGCAATTTACCAGTTGAACTATTTGTATCTTTTGTAGTTTGTGTCCATGTTGGATTTAAATCTGTTAATAATATTTTTGGAAATTTTTCTAGATAATAATTTCTAACTTGTTTATTTGATAATTTTGGTTCTATTGTGTTAGATATTACTGCTTCAATATCAGTTTGCGTTGTAAAATCAAATGTGTCAACAGTTTCAATTTCTTCTTTGTAAATTGCACCGTCATTTCCAAATAGATTTGTGTTACTGTATTTTCCTGTTGCATCTATCAAATCAAAGTATCTTGAAATACCACTTGCTGTTCTATTCAATGCTTTTACTTTAATGATCTCTTGATTAGTAGCCAATGGAGCAACATTGTAATCTTCAGCAGTAACCATTCTATTTTGTGTGTAGTATGTTGCTGGAGCATTTGTTTTGACATTTTCATTTGTTTCAGATGATGTTGCATTGTCAACTGTGTACTGTAAACCTAAAGTTAATGTAAGAGTTTCTAATTGATTATTTTCTGAAACATAATCTATATCTACCTGTACATTCTGCATATCCTCAGGTACAATTCTAATAGGTTGGTTAGCACTTGTTCTGTAATAAACTCTAAAATTACCTTGCGGTAGATTTCCAAATAAACCATCTGCAAATTTTAATGCTATAGAATCATTTGTTTTACTTAATACTGTGTAAATATTTTTGATTCCTTTTGCAGTTGAATTAAAGATAACATTATTACCAATAGTAGAATCTACTTTTGTCCATTCTTCTGCTTCTAAACCATTTTCGTCTAGACTGTATAACCAAACATCTGTATTATTAATGTTTGATGAATCTACTGACACTGATTGGTTTGCAGAAGGTGTTGTTATAGAAAAATCTCCTTGGTCTAGTACACCTTGTCTAAATTGTAAAAAGAATCCAGTGTTATTACTAGAATTGCCTTTGCCATCATCTCTATGAAGAAAACTAAAAGGATTTCCAACTTGAGGACTTTCTTCTACAACGTTGCCGTTATTAAATGTAGTTGAAACAACTTCAAAGTCTAAATTTTGTCCATCTACAATTTTAGAAAAAGAATATACAGGAGCATCTGCACTCTGTGAATTAAATCTATATTGTGCAGTTGGTATTCCATCTATTGAATCTTTCTTCACTGGTTTTCCAAATTTTTCATTCTCACCTAAACCAGAATTAATTACTTTTATAAATTGTTCGTACCAGTTATTATTACCAGAGTCATTCCAAGTAACAGTTTGTCTAGACAAATTTAAGTTGTTACTGTCAGTAATATTTTCTGTTGTAGAAACTCCTATTACTTTCATTACGCCATTAGCACATTGATTTCTAGTTACATTGTAACTGATAAGTCTTGCTAATCTTAAAACACTTTCTCTTCTATCTGCAAGATCAATAAAATTTTCTCGTGCATTTAAATCTATTCTGAATGAAACGTTTTGTCCTAAAAATGCTATTAAATCAATTAGTGCAAGATATTCTGAAGATTCTATATAGTCATTGAAATCTTCTGGATAGTTTGTTCTAATATACTGAACCATTGTTCTACGAATAGTATCAAAATCATAACTTTGGAATTCAGCATTTTTATAGGATTGATAAATCCTTTTCCAATCTTCTGCAAGTAATAATCTGTTTTGTCTATCTGTGGATGCCATGGTTTCCTTAAATTATATCATTATTTATTGTATAACATAAACTACGCATTTAATTCAGTAATCCGTTGTTTTGGTCAAAAGTTAATCTCATCTTTTCAGATATGTTATATTTCACGTATGTCAGTTCCATTTCTATTTGAATACCTGATTCGAATGGAGTAATAAGCACTGAATCTGCTCTAACTCTAGGATCACTTGCTATAATTCTATCAACATCTTCTTTAATTGCATTTTCAAGGTCAGCAGTTAACGGGTCAAACAGCACGTCCCATATGATTGTACCAAACTCTGGATTTTCAAGTCTTTCTCCTTGGCTTATGTGAAAATGATTCAAAATATCCTGTTTAATTAATCCAACATCAAATAGACTGAAAGATGTGTTATCTGGATTAACAGTGCTTATGCCTCTGTAAGTTTTTTGTGTTGGTGGTTGTGTTCTAAACTTACCGCCTGCTACTGTAACTTCTTTATATAATTTTTTCTCTGCCATAACAATATTTACTTTATTTTTAACCCCCTATTATAACTTTCCCTGATCCTGATGTCATTGCACCTGCGTCAGCACTATCACCTACTCTTGCAACTGGTGAATTTACTACAATTACCTTTGAACTACCAGCATTAACATTTGCCACGTGATCAGGACAAGGTGGATTAGGTGGATTAGGATGTGCTACTGTTGGATCGCCCACTCTAGCCACTAATTTGTTTTGCACATAAACTTTGGATTGTCCAGGAGTATCTAATACTGTTGATCCTACGCAACCGTGTCCTGTGGATAATGAATCACCTTCTCTACTTGTTTCTGGCATTATGTCCTCGCATTTTTAAATGTGTCTGGAATATTGATTGGTTCTGCAACTACAATATCTTCCTGTTCACTTCTGTCTGTTTTAGCCAATGCAACTGCCATTGGATCATAGTTTTCATGATGACTCCAAGGCTCATGCTGTGGCACACGTTTCATAATGGTCGGGTCAGTTTCGCCTGGAAGGCTCCAAGTCGCTAAAGGCGACACCGGCGTTGCGACAGCAATGCCATTGGCTATGTTCACTAAACCACCAACGTCTAAATTTATATTACCACCAGCATAATGATTAGTATTGCCTGTAGTAATTGTTTGTTGTCCTGTAACTTCTACTGTTTGTGCATCAGACACAAGAATATTATGAGTTGTTGATTCTTGGTTTACTGTGGCACTTTTTAAATTTATATCTCTACCTGCTTGTAAATTAAAATCTCTATCAGTTTTAAAATTGAAATCTCCTTTACTGTGAACACTTACACTGTCTTCTGCAAAGAAATCAATCTTGCCATTAGCAGTCATTTCAATCCATGCTGTTCCATTTGCGTTGGCAATGTACACTAGGTCTTCAGAATTGTGCAATAATATTTGATGTCCTGTACGTGTTCTAATTCTGAACAATTCATTGTGTGGTGTATTTTTCTCACCTTCAGTAACTGACTCACTTGTTTCAACATCGATGTATTCTAAAGGTCCAGTTTTTGCAGATGCTTTTCTTATAAATTTGTCATCACCATCATCCATTACTAGAGTGGTGCCGCCAAGTCTAGCATATCTTACAGGTTGGTTATTAGCATAAACTTTATCAATTGGTCCTGGTGTGTTAATTCCAAACACACTTGAAGGGACTTCACGTCTTGCACTTGATGTTGTAAGTCCTCTTGTTTCATCTTCCAGTAAGCCTTGGCTTTCCAAAACTGCCTTAAACAATTTGTTAATTGGTTTAGGAAACTGTAAAGGTTTGTTAGAATTATATTGCGTATTTGTCTCTACACCTGCTTTGGCTTTGTTGTGTTCACCCACTGGTAATTTTTTTCCTATCAATGCTGGATCTTCTGTATCAGTGTTTGTTGTGGCTGGTGTTGAACCTGGCACCATCATATTCATTAAAGCCTGTGGCATACAGCCAATCCAATATGCTTTATTGATGTTACCTTCTACAAAAACAATCATCACTCTGTTACCTATGTCAGGTGGAACAAACCACATTCCATAACTTTGTTGACTGTCTCTGTGGTCATCATTTTTGTTTAAGCCGCCCACAAATGTTGTGCCATAGAAAGGATGTAGATATTTTGCTGTGACCACTTGTCCTGTTGGTTCACTTACTCCAGATGATAATGTACGGACCAATTCAACTTCTATTGCTCCACTAAATTTAGGATCCAAAACATTCCGCACGATGGCTTCAAATGGTCCACGTTCTTTTTTCGGATCTAATTTAAATGATTTACGTTTATCTAGTGGCATTATTTTTTCTCATTTTTTTGTGCTTGTTCACCTTCACCTGCTTCTTGTAAAAGTTTTTCTTTGACAACACCATCTTTAGCATCAATGGCTACTGCTCTTCTTAATTCTAAAACTTGTTTGAATTGATTCTGCATAAACGAACTTCTAATTTTTGTAACTAAAAACAAACCACTGAATTCTCCCAAGCGTCTTGTTTCTCCTATTCCATCAACATATGTACCTCCTTGCGGTAATACCATGTCACCGTTTGGTCCAATGTCTACTGGTGTTCTAAAATCTAATTCTACTACAACGTGTCCTTCCACTGATCTCATATCTCCATCTGGATTTAATTGCTTGTTGGTTCCGCTGATGCTACTGCCTGAATATTCACCAAGATTAATATAATTACTCATTCCACTGTTTGGAATAAAATACGGATCTCCTACGATTTCTAATTCAACATTAATCAAGTCACGTGCCGCATTTATAATTTTTTGATTGTAATCTCTGGCAAGTTTTAATTCTGGTGATTCGTCCTGTGTGCCTTCTGCGCCTGAGAATGTAGGATCTTGTTTTTGTATTGAAGGACTTGTTAATTCATCCCTGTTGCCCCCAACAATTTTATATTTTGTAGTGGGCGTAATCTTTGAACCTTTTTCAGCACTTGTTCCTTCTCCCGTCGCTGACGTGTTGGA